GCCGTCGCGCGCTTCCTCGAGCGTTGCGCGCGCGCAACGCTCGGGCGCTGGCACGAGGTCCGGGAGGGCACGCGCGAGATCGCCACCGTGTGGCAACCGGAGCGCTGGGCGCGCGAGCTGCTCTCAGACCTGGAGGGCGTCGGCCTCACTGAGGGTGCGGAGGAGCTGACGGCCAAGATTTTGGACCGCACCCGCAACGGCGTGTTCTCGGCGCTCAGCGCCGAGGATCCCGAGCGGGCGCTGGCGCAGTACTTCGGCGACGCCGAGCCGGCGGCCGAGCTGCTGGTCGCAGAGCTGATGGAGGAGCCGGTCGCGGCATGATCCACGAACACAGGAGGATCCACGATGAGTGATGGGAACGACGAGCGGCGCGCGATCGCGCTGAGGGCCATGCTGGGCGTGCTCGGCAATCGCGGCTGGGCGCTGGACCGCGCCGTGCTCGAACGGCTCTGTGAGCTCGACGTCGACCTGCTCGCATCGGACGTGCAGGCGCGCCGCGGCGGCCCGCGCAACGTGCGCGGTGTGTCTGTCGTGGCGCTCCAGGGCATCATTCGCCCCTGGCCGAGCCTCTTGTCGCTGCTCTTCGGCGAAGGCGGCGGGGGACTGAGCATCTTCGTGGAGGATCTCGCCGCTGCGCTGGGCGACCCGGACACCAGCGCGGTCGTGCTCGATATCGACAGCCCGGGCGGCCTCGTGGACCTGGTGCCCGAGACCGCGGCGCAGATCCGCGACATGCGCGAGCGAAACTCGAAGCCGATCGTCGCCGTCGCCAACACCTTCTGCGCATCCGCCGCCTACTGGTTGGCCAGCCAGGCGCATGAAGTGATCGCCACGCCGTCGGGGCAGGTGGGCAGCGTGGGGGTCTATGAGATCCACTACGACGAATCGGAGTTCTTCGCGCAGGAGGGCGTCAAGCCGACCATCATCTCCGCCGGCGATCAGAAGGTCGACGGCAACCGCTTCGAGCCGCTGAACCCAGAGGCGGCAGCCGCGATGCAGGAGACGGTGGATGACCTGTATGCGATGTTCGTGGCCGATGTCGCCAAGGGCCGCGGAATCGAGCCGCCGCCGGCGGACGGCAGCGCGTTCGGCGGTGGGCGCTGCTACCTGGCCCAGCGCGCGCAGAAGGCAGGCCTGGTGGATCGGGTCGCGACGATGTCGGAGACGATCGGGCGCCTGGGCTCAGGGCGCGCGAAGGTCAAGCAGTTCGCCGCGCCGGCGGCGCTGTACGCCGGGCCGATCCCGTCGCACTCCACCGGGACCAGCGAGGACGCGTGGGACGGTCCTGCCAACGAGGCCAATCTGTCCAACGACGCCGGCGAGGCGACCTACCGTCGGGCGTTCGCCTGGGTGGACTCCGACGGCGATCCGGACGTGAAGGCCTCCTACCGGTTCATCCACCACTTTGTGTCGAGCGACGGCACGGTCGGTGCAGCATCCACCAGGGCGTGCTCGACCGGGATCGGCGTGCTCAACGGCGCGCGCGGCGGCACCACGATCCCCTCGGGCGATCGCCAGGGCGTCTACAACCACCTCAAGCGCCACTTGACCGACGCCGGCCAGGAGGCGCCCGATCTCAAGAGCGCAGATGACATGCGCCCGCCCGTGGCCGCGCTGGAGCAGCTCGAGGAGCTCGTGGCGGCGGCCCGGCCGGGGCTCAACCCGACCAGCGTCATCCTCGACAAGGTCGAGGCCTAGAACCGACCGCCTCGCTTGACATCGCCGCCTGAGGGTCTACTCTGAGCGGCACATCGTCGATGCGCGGATCGGGCCGCCGAATGGCGACATCGACTCGATAGACGTTCTCACACGGTCAACGCACGGATCCGGACCGCCGGGGTGCCGAGGAACCACGTGAGGCGACGTAGTTCTCGCCACACGATTCCGAGGAGGCCCCACCGTGGACCGTATACAGCAGCTGATCGAGCTGATTCAGGCTCGTTCAGAGCAGGCGCGCCAGATCGCCGAGCGCGCAGAGCAGGATGGCTGGACCGCCGAGAGCCGCCAGGAGGTGCAGCGGCTGCTCACTGAGGCGCAGGAGTACAAGGCCGAGCTGGACGCGCAGCGCGAGGGCGACGATGTCACCCGGCAGCTGCACGAGATGGCAGCGGAGCTCGGCAGCATGCCACCGGGCAACGGTGGTCCGCCGGCGCCGGCACGCGAACGAGCGAACAACGGCCGCCGGGCTCAGAGCCTCGGTGACGTCTTCGTCGGCTCGCCCGAGTACCAGGCGTTTGCGCGCCAGTGGCCCGAAGGTCACATCCCCGAGCGCGCGCGCGTGAACATGGCGCCGGTCTCGCTGCCCACGCTGGCCGAAAGCGAAGGCGGCCCGCCGGTCCCCCCCGGCGGGGGGGGTGGCGAGGGCGGGCTGATCTCGATCACCGGCACCGCCGGTGCCGGTGGCCTGGTCGTACCCGACTACCAGGGGCTGGTCGACCTGCTCGGCCGCCCGGAAGTGCGCATTCGCAACCTGGTGTCGGTGCGCACCACCGCCTCGGACACGGTCAACTACGTGCGCCAGCTCAGCCGCGTGATCAACGCCGAGTGGGTGCCGGAGGCCAAGACCATCGATGACGAGGAGGCCATCAAGCCGATGGGTGGCTTCGACTTCGAGGTTGTGGTCGCGCCCGTGGGCACGGTGGCCGAATGGATCCCGATCACCAAGCGCGCGGTGATGGACGCCGGCCAGCTGCGCGGCCTGATCGACCAGGAGCTGCGCGGGAACCTGTTCGATGCCGAGGAGCGCGCGCTGATGTACGGCGGCGGCGACATCGAGGGGCTGGACGCCACCAGCGGGGTGCAGGAACAGGAGTTCGAGGATGACCTGTTCGTCACCATGCGCAAGGCCATCACCAAGGTGGTGTTCGGTGGCTTCGCGCAGCCGACCGCCTATCTGGTCAACCCCGAGGACGACGAGAAGATCGACCTCGAACGCGACGGCGAAGGCAACTTCTTCGGCTTTGGGCCCTTCGGCACGGGCCCGAACAGGCTGTGGGGGCTGCCGCGCGTCGTCTCCCAGTACGTCCGCGAGGGGGAGGCGTGGCTGGGCGACTGGCGCCGCGCCGTGATCTGGGACCGCCAGCAGGCGACGATCAGCGTGTCAGACAGCCACGCCGATTTCTTCATCAAGAACCTGCTGGCCGTGCTCGGTGAGCAGCGCGAGGCGTTCGGCGTGATCCGCCCGAGCGCGTTCGTGAAGATCGAGACCAAAGCGTGATGGGAAGTGCTGCACGAGTGGCCGCGGCGGATCTTCGGAGAACGGCGATGCCCGATCTGCGGGGCGCCCGGCTACTCGTGCGGGGGCCCAACCGACATCGTCGGAGTCGACCAACGATTGGAGCACAGACTCATGGCTGAGCGAGCCAAATTGCAGACCATCGACTACACCACCCCGGAGGGGCTGAAAACCAAGCTCCGCGTCGCGCCCGAGAAGGTGGCCCGCTACAAGCGGGCCGGCAAGGCGGCCGAGCGGGTGGAGCGAGCGGCGCACAAGCCCCGTTCAGAGCCCCAGGCGCGCGCACACCAGCCGCGCGCCCAGGCGGGAGGGCACGAGACCAAGCAATGAACGGCACCGCCACCGAGACGCTGGACCCGTTCATCACCCCCGACGAGCTCGGGCACGCCCTCGGGGGTGAGGAGCTCGACTCAGAGCAGGCGCAGTGGCTGTGCGAGTGGGGCTCTGAGGCGGTGCGCGCCGAGGTCGCCCAGACGATCAACGTGATCGAGGGCGACGAGGTCATGCTCGACGGGCTCGGCTCGCCGCTGATCCTGCTGCCCGAGCTGGAGGTGCGCGAGGTGCGCGGCGTGTGCCTGGGCGAGGAGGAGTTGCGCCCGGGGGTCGATTACGAGTGGAACGCGGCCGGCTGCTTGTGGCGGCGCCGCAGCTACTGGTACGACCGTGTGGAGATCCCCTGGCCCAAGCGCCCGCGCGCGCTGCGGGTGACCTACGACCACGGCTGGGCGCCGCGGTCGCCGCAGTGGAACGCCGCGCGCCAGGTGGCGCTGGAGGTCGCGGCGCGGACCTTCCGCAACCCGGGGATGCTGCAGTCCGAGCGCCTGGGCGACTGGAGTCGCGCGTGGGTGCCGCGCGGCGGGCGCGCCGAGCTCACACCGGCCGAGCAGCGCTCGCTGGACATCCTGCGGACGGGGCGCTGATGGCGACCACCGCGATCAGCCGCCTGCTGAACAGCACGGTGGCGGTCCGTCGCCGCCAGACCAGCGACGACGGCATGGGCGGCCAGCAGATCGAGTGGGAGACGATCATGCAGCTGCCGGCGCGCGTCTCTTCGCCGCCGACCAGCAGCACCCAGGGGACGCTCGCGGCCGCGCAGACGCTGGAGCGCGTCCCGTTCTATGTCTACCTGCAGCCGGATTCCGGGGTGCGCCGCGGCGACGTGCTCATCGATGAGTTCGACCGCAAGCTGTGGGTCGAGGCGGTCACGTGGCCCTCGATCCGCGAATACGACCGCGCCGAGGTGCGCGAGTGGCAGGCCGAACCGCAGGAGGCCGGCTGATGGCCGAGGCCGAGGTCAAGGGCGCCGCGGCGGCAATGCAGCGCCTGTCCAAGCTCAGCCGCGACCTGGTCGACGCCGCCGCTGGCGGGCACGCCCAGCTGGCAGAGCAGGCCGCCGAGGAGATGCGCGCCAATGTGCCCGAAGACTCAGGGCGGTTGGCGAGCACAATCCGCGTCGAGCGCCACAACGCCTTTCGCACCGAGGTGATCGTCGGCGAAGAGGACTCAACGCCCTACCTGGGCCACGTCGAGTTCGGCACCCACAAGGACGCCGCGCAGCCGTTCGTGCGCCCGGCCGCGTCTGCCGCCGAGAGCGTGCACGGCGACGTGATGCTCAAGCAGTCCAGGAAGAAGATCAAGTGAGCGCCATCTCAGCACCGCTGTTGCACGGCGACGAGGCGCTGTCTGAGCTGCAGCGTGTGCTGATGCCCACGCTGCAGCAGCTGCTCGACGGGGTCGCGGGCGTCTATGACCACGTGCCCGAGGACACCTCGCCGCCGTATGTGACCTGGGGCGCGGCGTGGTCAGCCGAGCGCGACACGCTCAACGGCACCGCCGATCGCGTCTGGTTTCAGCTCGATGTCTGGTCGGACTACCGCGGCTATCGCGAGGGCAATCAGATCGCCGGCCAGATCGTGCGGCGGCTCTCTCACGCCGTGTTGGTGCTCGACGGCTTTGCCCCCGTGCACATCCTGCGCGAGCAGTCGCGCGCGGGGCGCGACCCCGACGGCAGGCATCGCAGGATCGCATTGACGTTCTACTCACCCTATGTCTCGTCCACAGGAGGTTAGGCATGTCCCCAGTAGCAATCCCGGTCGAGGACCCCGGCCAGCACCCGACCGAGGCGGTTCTCGGCTACACCACCAGCCTGCAGCGCGGCGAGGGCTCAGACCCCGAGACCGCGACGTTCACCGACATCGGCGAGGTCACCGATCTGACCCCGTGGGACGCCAGCCGCGACGCCGTCGAGGTGACAAACCACCGCTCCCCGGGCTTCTCGGTCGAGTCGATCCCGGGGTTGATCGACTGGGGTTCGGCGAGCTTTGAACTCAACGCGATCCCCAAGTACCTGGCCGACCCCGAGCACCCGCAGGGCAGCCTGCTGGAGGACTTCAAGTCCGCGGGCAACACCCCGTGGCGGGTCGTCTTCCCGGACGGCACGGCCGTCGGCTTTTTGGCGTCGCTGATCTCCTACCAGCTCACCGCGCCGGTCAAGGACGTGATGAAGGGCTCCTTCGAGCTGAAGATCTCGGGCTCGCCGGAGTTCGTGGCGGCCGAGGACGCCGAACCCGAAGAACAGAGCGCGAGCGTCCCCGGCCCCGGCACCTATGAGGTGACGCCATGAGCGAGCTCGACACCGCCGCAGGGCCGCCGCCGCCGAGCGGCAGCGAGGCACTCGACGAAGCCGCCGCGATCCGCGCGGCGAGCCTTGGCATCGACGACTGCCCGACCGAGGACGTCTATGTGCCCGAGTGGAAGACGACGCTGCACATCAAGGGGCTGAGCGGTACCGAGCGCGACGCGTGGGAGGCCGCCACGGTGCGCTTTGACCGCAACGGCAAGCGGCTCCCGCCCGATCTGGCGAACCTGCGCGCGAAGCTGATCGCCCGCTCGGTGGTCGACGCCAACGGCAAGCGCGTCTACCGCGACCAGGACGTGCTCGCGCTCGGCCAGAAAGCCGCCACGACGCTGCAGCCCATCTTCGAGGTCTGCCAGCGGCTGTCGAAGCTGACCGACGAGGACGTGGAGGAGCTCACGGGAAACTCGAACGGCGACCGGAGCGCAGAGACTGGTTCCGGCTCGCCGTCTGTCTCCATATCCCCGTAGGGGAGCTGCAACAGCGCATGTCGTCGGCGGAGTTCGCTGAGTGGCGCGCCTTCCAGGTGCTGGAGGGCGGCCTGGGGCCCGAACGCGAGGACTGGCGGGTGTCGATGATCGCCGCCACGATCCTCAACGTCAATCGCGACCCCAAGCGCTCGCGCGTAGTCGCGCCGATTGACCTCATCCCCAATTGGGGCGAGGACGCCGGGCGCAGGCGCTCGGCAGCCGCGGTCGCCGAGAAGGTCAAGGGCCACTTCCTGGAGCTGATGGCCAGGACCAAGGGGGCGCGCCGGCAGTGAGCACGATCGCCACGCTCACCACGAAGTTCACCTCTGACACCAAGGGCTTCGATCGCGGCGTGCAGAACATCCGCCGCGGGATCTGGTCGACCGAGGGCGGCCTGGGCGGGCTCTCCAAGGTCGTAAGGGGTGGCATCGGCGTCGCCGCGGTCGGCGCCGGCGCCGCGCTGTACAAGCTGGGCACCCAGTTTCAGGACTCCTCCAACACGATCCGCCGCGAGACCGGCGCGACCGGCAAGTCGCTGGACGGCCTCAACGAGTCGGTCAAGCGCGTCTACGCCACCCGCCCGGAGAACCTCGAGCAGGTCACGCAGACGATCGCCACGCTCAACCGCCAGTCGGGCGCGACCGGTCCGACGCTGGAGAGCCTGGCGCGAACGAACCTGCGCCTGGCGAGCATCACAAAGGAGGAGCTCGCCCCGCAGCTGAAGGCCACCCAGGGGCTGATGAACAACTGGGGTGTCAGCGCCGAGCAGCAGGGGCCCAAGCTCGACGTGCTGTATCGCACCTTCCAGAAAACCGGGGTGGGCGTCACCCAGCTGGCCAACACGATGTCCAGCCAGGGGGTGGTGCTGCGGCAGCTGGGCTTGGGCTATGAGGAGTCGGCGGCGATGATCGGCCTGCTCGACAAGGCGGGGGTGTCGGCCTCGCAGATGCAGATGGGCTTCAACCGCGTGATCGTCGAGGCGGCCAAAGCCGGGATCCCCGCGCGCGACATGTTCGGCCAGATCTTTGACCGAATACGCAACGCCCCGTCTGAGACCGCCGCGGCCGGCGCCGCCGTGGACGTGTTCGGCGCGCGCGCGGGCCCGCGTCTTGCCGGGCTGATCCGCGAGGGCAAGCTGTCATTCGACGACCTGGCCAGCTCGATCGCGGGCGGCAGCGACACGATCGACAAGGCGGCCGCCGAAACCGCCACCGGCGCCGGGCGCATGAAGATCGCATGGCACTCACTGCAGGTCGCCGTGGAGCCGATCGCCACCGCGCTGGTGCGCACCTTCGCCGACGTCGCCAAGGTCGTCGTCGACGTGATGAAAGCGCTGGGCCCGGCGACCACGCCGATCATCATGACGCTGCTGGGGCTGCTCGGCACGCTGGCGGTGGCGTTCAAGATCGCCGGCGTTGCCGCAACGCTGTTCGGGACCACCACCGCCGTCGCCTTCTGGCCGGTCACCGCCGTGATCGCGGGCATCGCCGCGCTGGTCGCCGCCGTGGTCCTGGTCGTCAAGCACTTCAAAGCGATCGTCGATTTCCTGAAGGGTCCGTGGGGGCAGGCGATCCTCATCGCGATCGCCGCCTCGGCGCCGTTCATCGGCGTGCCGCTCTTGATCGCGACCAACTGGAAGAAGATCGTCGGCTTCTTCGCCGAGCTGTGGGACACGGTGAAGGGGATCTTCTCCGACGCAGTCGATGCGATCGTCGGCTTCTTCACCGCCCTGCCCGACACGGTCGTCGGCTCCTTCTCAGCGCTGCCGGGGCGCATCCTTGCCGCGCTGGCGGCGCTGCCCGGTCTGCTTGTGCAAGCCGGTCAGGCGATGATCAAAGGGCTGCTCGACGGCGCGCAGTGGTTCTTCTTCAACGTGTTCATCCCCTGGATCGTGCTGATGCCGATCCGCATCCTCGGCCTGGTCCTGAAGGCCGGCACGTGGCTGTTTGAGACCGGCCAGTCGATCATCAAAGGCGCGCTTGACGGGATCGTCGCCGCCTGGCCGGTCGTGCGCGACTGGTTTGTCGCACTGCCCGGCCGCGTGCTCAACCTGCTGGTCAATGCCGGCAACTGGCTGATCGACACTGGGCGGCGCACGCTCGTGGGCCTGGCCAACGGGATCGCCGCCGGCGCCGAGGCGGTGTGGGCCTTCTTTCGCGCACTGCCCGGCCGCATCCTGGGCTTTGTCACCGGCGCGCCCGGCTGGCTGGCCGACACCGGGCGCAAGCTGATCGCCGGACTGAAAGACGGGATCGTCGCGGGCGCCGAGGCGGTGTGGAAGTTCTTTCGCGAGCTGCCCTCCAACATCAAGAACCTGCTCGGCGACGCGGCCAAGTGGCTGGTGGACACCGGGCGCAACATCGTGCAGGGGATGATCGATGGGATCAAGGACTTCGCCGGCAAGCTGTGGGAGGCGGTGAAGTCGGCGCTGGGCGACGCGCTGCCCAAATGGGCCCGCAAACTGCTGGGTATCTCTTCGCCGTCGAAGGTCTTCATGGAGATCGGCGAAGAGGTCGGCGCCGGCATGGCGCTCGGGATCCTCTCAAGCGTCGGCGATGTCGTCTCGGCCGCCGGGGAGCTGGCCGCCGCGGCCACCGTCGCCACCCCGAGCGCGCCCACTGCCCCGGCAGCCACCACCGGCCCCGCCCCCGACGCCGGCGGCCTTCTGGACTTCCAGGCGGCCGCGCAGAGCGCCTTCACCGCTGCCGGCGACGCCGCGCTGGGCTATGCGACTGCGCTGGAGCTCGCCGTCGCCGGCCAGGCGAGCGCACTGGCCACGATGGGCAGCGCCACCGCCTCCTTCACCGCCGCCGAGAGCTCGGCGTGGAGCGGGCTCTCCAGCGGCGTGCAGGGCAGCGCCGCGACGCTCAGCGCGGCGCTGATCGCGACGTTTATCAGCGCCTGGGCGCAGCTGCGCGCGAGCACCGCGGCGCTGCACACTGCGCTGCAGGCGGCGTGGCTTGCGCACGCGACGTTTTTGCGCTCGGCGCTCACCAGCCTCGCCGCCGCGCTGCAGGCGATCTGGCAGGGGCTGGCGAGCACGCTGATCGCGATCATCACCAACCTGTCGGCCGGTGTGCGCTCCAGCTGGTCTTCAATGATCAACGCGGTCGTCTTCAACGCCGGCTGGATGCGCGACCAGCTCACCTCGATCTGGCGCTCGATGGCGACCAATGTCGATCAGATCAGCCACGGGATGGTGCAGCGCTTCACCGCCGTGATGAATGCGATGGTCGCCGCGGCGACGAGCGGCGGCTTTAACACCAGCTTTCAGCTGCGCTGGCACCTTGACCAGGCGCAGGGGCCGATCGAGGGAATCGTGCGCGGCTACGCGCGGAAGCTGCGCGACTCGCTGAACCCGATCCTGCAGGGGATCGGCAAGAGCCAAATCAAGCTGCCGTTCGCCTCCGGCGGGCGCGTGCCGGGCACGCCTGGGGGCGGCGACACCGTGCCGGCGATGCTCACACCGGGTGAGTTCGTGATCCCCGCGCGCGCCGCCGCGCGCCTGGGCCCGAAGATGCTGGACCAGCTGCGCGAAGGCTGGCTGCCGGTGCGCGGCTATCAGCTGGGCGGCGCGGTGCAGGAGGCGGCGAACCGGCTGACCAAACAGTTCGGGCTTGTGGTCACCTCGACCTTCCGCCCGGGCGACCCGGGCTTTCACGGCAAGGGGCAGGCGGTCGACCTCTCCGGCGGCGCCTGGGGGCCGGGCGGCCCGATGGGCAGGGCCTCGAACTACATCATGCAGTCGGGCATGTTCCGCTCGCTCGCGGAGGGGATCTTCAACCCGGCGCTGTCGGTGAAGTGGGGCAAGCAGGTCGATCCCGGCTTCTGGGGCGCCGGCACGTGGGCCGGGCACGCCAATCACATCCACCTGGCGATCACCGGTCAGGGCGTCGACTTCGGGGGCTTTGCCGTCACCGAGCCGGTGCTGCTGCCGGATGTTCCCGACGTGAAGACCGGCGGCGAGTGGTTCGGCGGGACCGCCAAGAAGGTGATGGAGCACGTGCGCAAGGTCGCACAGCAGTGGGCCGATGCGAACACGTTCGTCGAGTCGCTCACCGGAGGCGGCGCCCCGACCGGCCCGGTGCCGCCCGGCAGCGTGCGCAACTGGATCTCCCAGGCGCTGGAGTACGGCAAATGGCCGGTGGCATGGATGGGCGCGCTGTTCTCGCGCGTGATGCAGGAGACGGGCGGCAACCCGCACGCGATCAACCTGTGGGACTCAAACGCCAAGGCGGGCATCCCGTCCAAGGGGCTGGTGCAGACGATCGAGCCGACCTTCAACGCCTACAAGGCGCCGAGCATGGGCGACATCTGGAACCCCGTGCACAACCTGGTCGCGGGGATCAAATACATGATCGCGCGCTACGGCTCGCCGCTGAACCTGCCCAGCGGCGGCTACGCGGCGGGCGGCATCGTCCCCGCCACGTCCGGCGGCCGGCACATCCTCGCCGGCGAGGGCGGGCGCGATGAGGCGGTGATCCCGCTGCCCGCCGGGTGGCGCGGCATGTTCGACGGCGGGCGCGGTGATTCGCTCTCGCCAGCAGCGGGGCAGCAGCGCTCGGGCCCGGCGGTGCAGATCGAGAACTACGTCGTGAAGGAGGAGGCAGACCACAGGCGGATATTCGCTATGGCCCGGTTCGAGCAGCAGGCAGGGAAAATCTGATGCTGCGCCTGGAGCTCGAAGGCGGCCCGGGGCTCGATCTCGACGGCACCGAGAACGGCGCCGCGCTGTTGCACATCACCGAGGTCGACTGGGGCTACCCCGAGCCGCGCGCCGTGGAGGACGACCGCCCGGAAGCGTCGGGCACGATCGACCAGACCAAACACTGGTCGAGTCGTGTCGTCACGCTCACCGGCAAGGTCGCGATCGACTGGGAGTCGCGCGGCCGCCGCCAGGCGCTCGTGGACCTGCTCGCGCCCTACCTGATGCCCGGCGCGCGGCCGTGGCTGTACTCGCGCTTTGACGACGGCTCGATCAAGCGCATCCTGCTGCGCCCCGACCAGTTCTCCCGCCCGCAAATCGCAAACGTGCAGGACATCTCACTCAGCTTCAAGTCGCCCACGGGCGTGCTGGAGGCGGAGGAGCAACAGATTCGCCTGCTGCCCGAGATCCAGGTGGCGGGGCGCGTCTACCCGCTGATCCACCCGCGCGTCTACCCGCACGGCTCGGGCACGCTGTGGCTTGCGACCAACGCGGGCTCGGCGCCGGCGGACTGGACCGCGCGCATCTTCGGGCCCTGCCACGGCCCCGCGATCGTCAACCACTCAACCGGCGAGGCGGTCGATCTGGCCCACCTGCAGCTCGGCGCCGGCGAGTTCGTCGAGGTCAACAGCCGCGAGCACACCGTGCTGGCCGACGGGCGGCGCGAAAGCAGCCGCTGGCACACAGTCGACTACGCCGCGACCACGTGGTGGCAGCTGCCGCCCAAAAGCACGAGCGCGCTGCGCTTTCACACCCACTGGTGGGAGAACCCGGCGCAGATGTTCTTTTCCTGGCGAGACACGAGCCTGTTGTGAGAGAGGAGCCGGCATGAACGCGCAAGAGGGTGTGGTCTACCGCCCGCCGCTGTGGTCACAGAACTCCGAATACTCGGCGGCGGATGACCGCCGGCTGATCATGGCCACGCTGCGCGGCGGCGTGATCGACCTGGACGACCTGCGCGTGGTCCCGCGCCAGGAGGGCTCGAACATGTCAGTCGATGTGTTGCCCGGCCACGTCGTGATCCCCGGCACCGACCAGGCCGATCAGGGCCACTACGTCTGCCCGCTGGCCCAGCGCGTCAACGTGCCGATCCCGGCGGGACCCTCCGCGGGCAATTGGCGGCGCGATCGCATCTACGCACGTGTGTATGAGCCCGGCGGGGAAGAAGAAGCCTACTGGCGGTGCGAGGTGTTGCCCGGCACGTCCGGCCCCACCAGCGCTGTCGCCCCGTTCCTACCCGACCACCCGCCTTCGGCGGTGATGCTGTGCTGGATCGAGGAGATCGCCTCCAACACGGTGGCCATCAACGCCGACAGAATCGTCGACTTCCGCAAATTGGCGCGCCCCGCCTCGATGGGGGAATGTATCATCCGCGCTCAGGCGCTAGGCCAGACGGCCCCGCCACCGGGCACCGCAGTCCGCTGGGATTCCCCCTTGCGCATCGTCGCGCCGCTGGCCGGCCCGGTGGATGTCGAGGTCACGGCCGAGGGCACGGTCTGGTGGAACAACGCCGGAGCGGGCTCGGGCACGGTGTGGGTGTCACTGTATCGCGACCTGGCGGGCCAGAATCCCGAGCTACTCGCCTTCCGCCAGCCAGCTGACATCGGCCTGTTCGCCCAGGGAGTGCAGTTCGGCCAGTACGTAAAGATGAACCTCGTCGTGGAGGCGCTGAAGGTCAACTGGTATGAGCAGCTCTACTGCGAGGCCGTCGTGCAAAACAAGCATGGCGGCTGGGGGCCTGTATTCACTGCCGGACAGCTCACGATGCGGATCACCCCATCGGGGACCGCCCTGACGTGATGGACTGGGCCTGGGTCGCGCAGACTGTACAGGGCCAGGCGCTCGGGGATCTCACCTTCGCGCGGGGGCGTTCTGTGAGCTTTGACCTGCGCGGGCCGTGCACGGCGAAGTTCCAGATCGACGGGCGTGCAGAGCAGGCGCGCGATCTGGAGGAGCTGCAGTGCGATCTGGTGCTCTGGCGCGGCAGCGAACGCATGCTGCGCGCGCGCCTGGGCTCGCCCGATGACGATCTGGACGCAGACCGCCATACGACCAACTTCTCGGCGGTGGACTACCGCGGCGTGCTCGGCGCGCGCATCGACGAAGGCGGGCGCACCTATGCGGGCTGGCAGCAGGACAACATCGGCTGGGATGCCGTCTTCAACGCGCAGGTGGGCGCGGGCGGGGCGCTCGGAATCACGCGCGGGGATTCGCGCGCGGCGCCGGTGGTGCGCACCGAGGTGCTGGATGTGGACACGCCGTGGGACAAGTTTTTGGACCGCTTTCAGGACTACGAGGACGGCTTTGAGTGGTGGATCGACCCGGAGCTGCGCTTCCAGCAGGCCAGCTGGCGCGGCGTCTCCCACCCCGACTTCCCGCTGGCGTGGGGCACGTCGATCTCAAAGCTCAAACGCGCCGGCGATACCAGCCGCTATGCCAACTGGGTCAGGGTGCGCGGCGGGCGCCCCGAGGGCGCCGGCAGCGAAGCGCCCGAACCATACGCCGACCGCTGGGCGCCCAACCTGGGCTCGCTGCGCCAGGGGCGCATCGCGCGCGTGGTCTCAAACAGCGACCTGAAGGACCAGGCCGCGGTCAACGCCGCCGCCGAGCAGCTGCTCGCCGACTCGCTCAACCCGCCGGCGGCCTACGTAGCCACGCTGCTGCCCGGGCTGTGGCAGGGGCCGAGCGATGTGTGGCTGGGTGATGAGGTGCCGCTGATCGTCAAATCTGGGCGCCTGGAGATCGACACGACAGCGCGCGTGCAGCAGCTGGACATCGAGCTGGACGAGGAGGGGCGCGAGACGGTCACGCTCACCGTGGGGGCGGGCGCGTGAGCGCGCGCGTGGGACCGCGCATCGACCGCGGCACGCCGATCGTGCCCGACCAGCGCCTGCTGGACCGCATCGCGCGCCTGGAGCGCCGCGGCGGCGGGGGCGGTGGCGGAGGCGCGCCTGGGCCGCAAGGACCGGCAGGGCCCACGGGACCGGCGGGGCCGCCGGGGACAACCGGTGCGCCGGGGACAACCGGCCCGGCTGGGCAGGCCGGTGGACCGGGGCCCACAGGCCCAACCGGTCCGGCGGGCCCGCCCGGGCGCGGCCTGGAGGGCATCAACGGCACGCTGGACTCGGCGAGTGAACTGGTGCAGGAAGGCAACGTGCCCGGCGACGCCTGGATCATCGACGGCGATCTGTGGGTGTGGCGATGAGCCCCTCCTGGGAGAACGTCGGCACGATCCGAGGCCCGCAGGGCCCGCCCGGCGAGCAGGGCCCCAAAGGCGAGCCAGGCGAACAGGGCGAACAGGGGATCCAGGGCGTTGAAGGGCCGCAGGGCCCGCGCGGTGAAATCGGTGAAGCGGGCGGTCCGGGCTCGCCCGGTGAAGCCGGCCAGCCCGGCAGCCCCGGCCCTCCCGGTGAAGACTCCGTTTTCCTGGGGCAGATCCCCGCGCTGCCCGAACTGTGGCAGCCGGCGTTTCCGTTCCTTGGCACGCTCGCGACCGCGGCGCAGACCAACGCGCAGGTGCGCCTCACGCCGGTCGTGCTGTTCCGCCCGATCACGACGGCGCGCATCGACGTCTCCACCGCCAACGCCAACGGGCGCATCCGCATCGGGCTGTACACGTTCGCCTCAGACGGCGGCCCCGGCGACCTGGTCGTGCAGACCGCGGAGATGCTCGCCTCGGCCGTGGGGATGCTCAACGGCGCGCTGGCCGCGCCCGCCGGACGCTACTGGCTGGCGATCGCCTCGGTCGGCAGCGCCGCGCCCACGCTGCGCACGGTGAGCGGCGCGAACCCCTACCTGCCCGGCGTGGATGCGCCGGCGGCCAACGTGCTGCCGAACGCGTGGCTCACCACCGGGCAGGCCACCGGCGGCGCCGGTGTGGCCTCACTGCCCGCCGTGGCCTCGCGCACCGGGCTGGCGCGCAACTCGATCATGCCCGCGATCTGGCTGCAGGCGGGGCAGGGCGCCGCGCTGCCGGGCGGTGAGCCGGGCCCACCCGGCCCGCCCGGTCCGCCCGGGCAAGCGGGCCAGCAGGGCAACCCCGGCGAACGCGGCGAAGCGGGCCCGACCGGCCCGGAAGGCGGGCAGGGGATTCAGGGTCAGGAAGGTCCACAGGGCAACCCGGGGCCGCACGGTCCCGAAGGTCCCGAAGGGCCGCAGGGTCCCGAAGGGCCGCAGGGGCCTGCCGGCGCCGGTGTGCGCATCCTGGGCACGCTGCCGGGCGTGGGGCCGCCGAGCGACCCCGGCTCGCCGGGTGACGGGTGGCTTGACACCAACGGCGACCTGTGGGTGTGGGGCGCATGAGCTGGCAGCCCGTCGGCAACCTGCGCGGGCCGCCCGGGCCGGAAGGCCCGCCCGGTAGCGTCGCAGAAGTGTGGCAAGCGGGCGACCTGAAGGCGACCACCAGGGCGGCGGCACCTGCAGGGTGGCTCTTGTGCCAGGGCCAAGAGGTGTCGGGCGCCACCTATCCGGCGCTGGCTGCCGAGCTTGGCACAGGAGGGGGCTCGCGTTACGGCGCCGCCGCTGCCGGAATGGTGAAGATACCCGACGGGCGCGATGCCGCGTTGCTAGGTGCCAGCGGGGCCCGCCCGCTGGGATCGCACGGCGGCGTCGCGAGTGTCGCGCTCAGCGTCGCGCAGATTCCCGCCCACAATCACGGCGGTGAGACGGGCACCGAAAGCGCCACCCATACGCATCCACTCGCGAACAGCTACGTCGGCAACCTGGCGGTTGCCGGGGGCGCGCTGGGCTATGCGCCGGGGGGGGTCACGCTCTTTCACGCGCCGGACACCGGTGCCAACTCGGCCGCACACACACATTCGATCCCCAACCAGGGCGCAGGCGAAGGCCACAACAACATGCCGCCCTACTTTGTCGGCAACTGGATGATCAAGACCTGAGAGGAGTGAAATGGCGAAACCCGAGATCCCGATCGGCCCCACCACGATCGTCGGCTGGCTGACCGCGCTGGCGGGCCTGGTGCCGGTGATCATCAAAACGGCCGAGAGCGGCACCGCCGCGATACAGCAGCTCAACGAGCCAGAAGAAGTCGCCGCGCTGGTCGGCCTGGTCGCGTTCGGCATCGCGCAGCTGGGCCGCTACTGGCAGGCGGCGCGCACTGGCGCGCCCGGGCCGGAAGGCCCGCCCGGTCCGGCGGGGCCGACCGGCGTGATGGGCCCGCAAGGCCTACCTGCAAACCAGACAAAGGAGCACGACGAGCAGTCCTCAGAGCACCCCGAGCCCGAAGGGTATGAGCCCGAGCACCCCGACCCACAGCACGAACCGCCGCACGAGCAGGAGGCATCAGAGCCGGGCGATCTGGTCTCAGAAGTGAAGGACGGCGAGGAATCGGAGCCGCCGGAGTCACCGCACGAGATCCCCGACGTGCCCGAGGAGCAGGACATCAGCCAACCGGAGCCAGAGAGGAGCGAGGAGCCATGAGCATCCGCATAGTCAGCCGGCGCGAGTGGGGATCCCAGTTCGGCATCCCCGGCAACCGCCACTTCCCGAGCTCGCAGTGGCGCTGGTTCGTCGTGCACTGGCCGGGCAGCGCTGTCGGCAACGACGAGCGCGCGGTGGTGCGCTCGATCGAGCGCCAGCACCGCAACCTCGGCTGGGCCGCCGCGCCGGGCTACGGGTACCTGGTGGGTCGCTCGGGCACGATCTATGAAGGTGTGGGGCTGTTGCGCGGGATTCACTCACCGCCGCGCAACGCCGATGGGATCGGCGTGTGCGTGATGATCGCCCCGGGCGAGCAGATACCGCAGGCCACGCGCAACGCCACGCGCGCGCTGTATGAGTGGATCTGCGCGCGGCCGGGCGCGCGGCGCCTGGGGATCACCTGGCACGGCCAGCACTTCGCCACCGCGTGCCCAGGGCCGGTGCTCACACAGTGGGCGCGCAACGGGATGCCCGCGCAGGGCGGGGCACCGGCGCCGTCTCAGCCGTCCGGTGGTGGGGGCGGTGGGTTTCAGACGCGCTCGGCGCCGCCGTGGGGTGGGCGCCTGCTCCGCCAGCCGCCGATCCTGCGCATCGAGGCAGTGCGGACGTGGCAGGCCAGGATGCGTGAGCGGCGCTGGCCGATCGAGGTGGACGGCGCCTACGGGCCGGAAAGCCAGCGCATGTGCACGCAGATGCAACGCAACCTGCGGTTGCAAGTGGACGGGATCGTAGGGCCGGAAACGTGGCGGGCTACGTTCGAGCGGCCGCTGGCCCGTTAGCTGCTGTTACGCCCCCAGCCCATCCTCATACAGATAGACCTGATTGCAACCAGCCAGCACGCCGAGGAGATTGCGAGGGTCGGTCTTGAGCTTGACCCAGATCTCTCCATCGAACACGCGGTACGGGCCCTCTCCGCGTATTGCTGCCAGCAGCGCATCGGACACCCACTGCTCGCCGGTTTCGTGCGCGAAGCGTTCCCGCAGGCAGCCCTCGCAGACGAGTTCCGGCGACCCGATGTTCGGGCGCGGCAATCGAAAGCCCGCGCAATCAGTCTCTCCCTCGACTTCACATGTGGGGACGTGCGGAACTGGCTCGCCATTGTGTTGACGCACGTACTCCTCGAAGGTCTTGGGCACCCGCTCGTCGAGCTCCTCAGTGCTCATGCACGATCCTTTCTCCGGGGTAGGGCAACAATGAACCTCACACCGTAAATCTCTTCCAGGGCGTCCTTGTAGATCGGTGCTGGGTCGCTGTCGCCGTTCTCCCATTCGTAGACAGTGGAGAGTTTTAAGTTGGTGTCGTACTGTTCGTTGATCACGTCCCGCAGCCTCTCGGCACTCCAGTCACCCGGTTGTTCGTCACGCGCAGCCTTGAGCTGCTGGCCTTGGCGCTCGTTCCGCTTCTTTGTCTGCTCGGTCGGCGGACGACGAGCCCTGCTGCGTTGATCCTGCTTCTTCTTCTTCGGCTCCTCGGGCACCGCCCGAATACTTCCCTCTCGCGCCCAGGCAGTCTATAGCACGCGAGCAGGGGTGATGCAACCCTATACGATCAGATAGAATGTCTGTACGGGGGTTGGGCAGCGAGAAGCGCCGCCATAGCCTGGTCCTGAGACCGGGATAGACTCGCGATTCTCACGGCGGAAAGATCCGCAAAATGCGGAGTTACGCGCAGCGCAAGAAGCCTGCATTTTGCAACAATCCGCGCTATACGGATAGACCCGCGTTTCTTGCGGGCGCACTGGGCAAGCGCAACCGTTGGGGAGTGCAGACGAGCGACACGCCTCGTATCCGAGAGCAGGCTGCCGAGCGCACGGCCATGCGCCGTAAGCTCGCTGAGCGCAAGCTGCGCGAGCGCCGCCGCCGCGAAGCGATCGAACGTGAGCGCCGCGCGATCGAGGTCGCCGAAGAGCGTGAGCGGGCGCGCGAGCTCAAGCAGAAGCGCCGCGAGCGCATCGGGCTGAACATCCTGCGCCTGCGCGAAGCGGCGGGCATGTCCCAGCAGGATCTGGCGGTCCTGATCGGCGACTACCGCGAGCACATCTCCAAATGGGAGCACGGCCGCGAAGAACCTGACGCCGGGCACCTGGCCCAGCTGATGGAGGTCTTCGACGTCGAGGAAGGGGAGTTCTTCAAGCCGATCGAGCCCGAGGCTGCCGCCGCATGACCGTCCTGGCGATCCTTGCGGCCGGCCTGCTGTTCGTCGCGCTGCTCGCGCTGCTTGAGCCCTCGGGGCGCCATGGCCACGGCGCCGCGCTCATCGGCGGTGTCGGGCGGGTTCTCGCGTTGGCGCGCCAGGCCCTCGATGGGCGCGCCGCGGTCGTTGCGCACGCCGAGCAGCAGCGCTGGGAGCGCGAGGCCGCCGAGGCCGCGCGCCCGCTGGTGACGCACTTCGAGCTCTCAGAGCGCGAGCGATGAGCTTCGCGCTGCTCATCCTGCTGGCCCCGCTGGTGCTGGCGGCGATGGGCGCGCTCGTCGGGCGCGCGCGGGCAAAGCGCAACCGCGCGCGCACGCTGCTCGAGCGCGAGATCTCCCAGGCCGGCCGTCCCCGCGGCTCGGTGGGCGAAGTGCTGCCGTTCGGGGAGCGGCGCTGATGGAGGGCAAGGCGCTGGAGCCCACGCTCACTGTGCTGGATCGTCGCGTGCTGTCCGCCTGCCCGCCGTACTTCATCGATGGCTACCTGAATAGCGGTGAGCCGGGTCGCAACATCTGGCAGCTGGGCGAAGCGCTGGAGATGATCAACCTGAGCGATCTCACGTCGATCCTGGCCGGCCTTGCACGCTTCGATTACGTCTGGCGCGACGACCACAGCCCCGCGCGCTGGTGGCGCTCAGAACGCGGCGACGCAGAGCTGGAAGGAGAGCGCTGATGCATGAGCTGGTGCCGCTGATCGACCCCAACGGCGAGGTGCTCGCCGGCTCGCTCGAGCAGGCGTCGGATCAGACGTTGGCGCGCCTGGCGGCCGCGTGGGAGGGACCGCGCCGCCAGGCCGCCGACATGCTCGCGCTGGTCAAGGGCGAGCTGCGCGCGCGCATGCAGGCGGCCGACGTGCGCAAGGTCACACTCGACGGGCACGAGGTGCGCCTGGAGTACTCCTCGGCCTGGGATGTGGATGAGCTCGACGGCGTCGTGACAGCGATGGTGGAGCGCGGCGTCCTGAGCGCCGCCGAGTGCGCCGGGCTGATCAAGACCGAGACGCACGTGAGCGCCGCGGTCGCCACACAGCTCCTGCAGCGGCTGGGCCCCGCGGATCGCCTGGAGCTCGAGAACTGCCGCAGTTGGCGCGTGCGCACCGTGAAGGTCACGCCGCCGGTCGACGCCGAGGCGATCGAGGAGCCCGTGCCGGTGATCGAGGAGGGGCGATGAGGCCACAGCTACTGGATCTGTTCTGCGGCGCCGGTGGCGCAGCGATGGGCTATCACCGCGCTGGATTCGATGTGGTGGGCGTCGACATCGAGCCGCAGCCGAGCTACCCCTTTGAGTTCGTCCAAACGGATGCCATGACGTTCCCGCTCGACGGCTTCGATGCGATCCACGCCTCGCCGCCCTGCCAGTTCTACTCGAACCTGAAGCGCCGCCAGACGCACTGGCGCTCGATTCCGCCCACGCGCGAACGGCTGCGGGCTGGCGGGCTGCCCTATGTGATCGAGAACATCTCAGACGCGGGCTGGGAGCTGGATCACCCGGTGCGGCTGTGCGGCTCGATGTTCGGGTTAAACGTGCGCCGCCATCGCCTATTCGAGTGCAGCTTCCCGGTGATGACGCAGACGTGCTGGCACGGCGGCCAGGACGAGATCCGCGCCTACTACGGCAAGAAGGGGTGGCTGGTGTGGACGCCCGCGGCCGCCAACGTCCAGAAACAGGGGCGCAAGCCGCTGTTGCGCGGCTCGGTCGAGCTGGCGCCCGAGGACATGGGGATCGACTGGATGCACAGCTGGGATGAGCTGCGCGAGGCGATCCCACCGGCATACACCGAGCACATCGGCGGTTATCTACTGGCATCGATCCGAGCGAGCGTGGCAGCGTGATCGCCGCAGTCGCAGGCGCCTGGATCATCGCGGGCTTCTGGGCCGGGGCGGCGCTCTGCTTCACGGTCTTCTGCGTACTGAGCGCGTGGGGGAAGTGATGGCGCTGAGCCCGGCGGAGCGCGCGGCCAAACACGTCGAGGCGGTGCACCACGCGCTGCGATCAGAGGACTGCCAGCGCGCGATCGCATACGCGGTGCTCGCGATCGAGGCGCGCCTGGAGGATCTGGCCGAGCGGATCGTGACGGCGATCGAAGAGGCGGTGGGGCGGTGAGCGCAGAGATCGTCACGCGCGACCTGTTCGCCGCCAGCTCGCCAACCGAGATCACGACCGCCGCCGCCGAGGTCGCAGACCAGCTGGCCGACGTGGTGCGCCAGCGCAAGATGACGATGCGGATCGGCACCCGCGAGCACATCCTCGTGGAGGGTTGGCAGACGCTGGGCGCGTTGACCGGTGTGTTCGCCGTGGGCGATGGCGGCGTGCGCACGCTGGAGTGGCCGTTTGAGCCCCCGGCGCTGACGGGCGAGGAGCGAGAGCTGGCCGAGCAGGGACTGCGAAAGGACGCCCGCAAGCGCGATGAGCAGGAGAAGCACCAGATCACGCGCATGCGCCAGCACCGCGCGCACGAGCTGGGCGCCAGCTGGGGCTTCGCTGTCGCCTTCAACGCTGTGCGCTCAGGCGAGGTGATCGGCTGGGGCGAGGGCAGCTGCACGCGCGAAGAGGCCACGTGGGCCGGGCGCGAGGACTACGCGCTGCGCGGCATGGCACAGACGCGCGGGCAGTCGCGCACGCTGGCCGCGCCGTTGAAGTTCATCGTCAAGCTGAGCGGCTACGCGACCACGCCGGCGGAGGAGATGGACGGCGTGGAGTCGCCGCCGCCGGCGGCGCCCGAGCAGCCATTCGGCGTGATGGCCCACGTGCAGGAGGTCAAGCTCGCGATCGAAGCGCTGGAGCATGCCTGGCCGCAATCGCAACCACGGGTGTTCATGCGCGGGCTGGATCAGAAGCTCGGGCAGATGCTCGCCGGCGAGGGCGCTCCGCCGCTCGGCGGCATGCCCAACGCGGCGGTGACGGCGCTGCGCGAGTGGGCGTGGTGGGTCGGGCAGCAGGTCGAGCAGACCGGCGCCGAGCCCGAGAGAACTGAGCAGCACCAGGGCGCGGATGCGCCCCAGCAGGGCGACGCGCAGAGCGTCGCGGATCCCACAAACGAATAGGAGGACCCGATGGGAATCGGTTTCAAAGCGCTGGCAGGCGAGGGTGTCACGGCGCCCGAGGACGGCGTCTACAAGGCGCGGCTGGTCAAGGCGGAGCTCTCAGGACCGACCGAGACGCGCGAACGCTACATGGCCTTCATGGACTGGAGCGACGGCGTGCACGCCTGGAAATCGGGAGTGGTGCTGCCGTTGGACGACGGCGACACATTCGTCGGCGACCGCGCCAACGCGGCAATCGGCGAGCTGCCCGGGATCGGCCGCTGCGAAGAGCCGTTCGAGCTGGAAGCGCTGTTCGACAAGCTCGTCGGTCAGACGTTTGAAGTGAAAACCGAACGTGACGGCGAGTACATTCGCAGCTACATCGAGCGGCATCTGGCTGCAGGCGAGCCGGCAGCTGCTGCGCCGGCGGCGGCGCCGGGGTCGCGGTTCGGGGACGAGCCTCCGTATTAGCAGTGAGCGCTGATCTCGTCCTACCGAAGCGCCGCGAGCTCCAGCGCAGTGAATGGATGGCTGACGAATGGCCTTCGCTTGCAATCGGAGGTCCGCCATGAACCCCTCCGCCATCCCGTCCCAGCTGCGCGCCCGCGAACAGTGGGTCGTGTGGCGCATCGAGCAGCGCGGCGGTAAGCCGACCAAGGTGCCCTACCAGGCGGCCCACCCGCAGGCCAAGGCCAAGCCCGACGACTCGCGCACGTGGGGCACCTTCGAGCAAGCATGCGCAGTGAAGGACGTCGACGGTATCGGCTATGTGTTTGCCGCCGCCGATCCCTTCGCCGGCGTGGATCTCGACGCGTGCGTGGACGAGCACACCGGCGAGCTGCACCCCGCAGCTGATGAAATCGTGACGCTGCTCAACAGCTACCACGAGCTTTCACCGTCGGGGCGCGGCATGCATGTGATCGTAATGGGCCGTCTGCACGGGCGCAGGCGACGCACGTCGAACACGCCGTGGGGGCACGAGTTCGAGTGCTATGACCAGGGACGGTATTTCACCATCACCGGCCGGGGTGGTGGTGAGATCGCCCCGCGCCAGGTGCAGCTCGACCAGCTGGTCGCCCGCATGTTCGGGTCGAGCAACGGCGCCGGGCCCGCCGTCGCCCTGCCGCTCAAAGCGGTCAGACCGCTGCGCAAGGCACCCGGCTCCGACGCCAAGGCGATTCTGGCGCGCCACGACGATCTGGCCAGGATCGCGGCGCGCAAGGGCGTAGGGCCGAAAGGTGGCACTCCAAGCGACTGGGACTACATGCTCGCCGCCCGTGCTGCCGAGCAGGGCTATGACGATGGCGTGATCGAGTCGCTGATCCGCCACGCTCGGCACCTGCACGGCGAGCAGAAGGGCGAGCGCGTCGACTACGTGCAGCGCACCGTGGAAGCGGTGCGCCGGCGAATCGGACGCGTCGGCCCTGGTGTACGTCAGCAGGATGCGTTGGGGGAGCTCACCAAGGCGCTGCGCCTGGACGAAGTGAAACGGCGCGTAGTGGGCGCTTATGTCGCCGGGCACGGCAACTCGGCGGCGGCGGCAATCGTGCTCGACGACGACTACTCGATCGAGTTCGAGCGCTTCGAGCACGTGGCACAGCCGGAAAAACTCGCCGACCAGCTGGCCTGCACCGTCGGGCTCACCACGAGCTTCAACAAGATCCAGGCTCGCCGTGTCGCTTCGCTCGTGCGCTCGATCGCCGGCCGCGGCGAGGAGCTGCGCGAGCATGCGCTCTACGTCGACGAGGCGCTGCGGCTGCTCAAGCTGGCCCAGACGATCGAGTTCGACTTCTCAGACCAGGCCGACAAGTGGCTGACGTGGTCGAGGCTCGACGAGATCGATCCTGAGGAGATCCCCGCTCCGCCGCAGCACGAGACCGAAGCGCAGCGGCGCCGGCGCGAGAGCCGCACGGTGGAGCTCTATGCCAGGCGTCTGCTGGTGCCCGTCGACAGAGCCGGCGTGCACTTCGTGCGCGCCAATTGGCTTCAGCAGTTCATGCGTCTGGCGGTGGGCTCGAGCTCGACCCCGCAGCGCGCCCGCCAGGCGATGCTGCGCGCCGGCTGGCGCGTGCGCGGCCGGGAGGGGCGCATCAAGGCCAGCCACTCCGACGGCCGCGAGCTCGTGTTCGCGTTCTACCTCGTGCCCACCGGCTGGCGCGAGCGACAGGCAGGTGACGGCAGGTGACGGTCCAAGGCGCGCGCGCGCGCGTACGCGCGCGAGGGGCAAGCAAAGAACTGTCCCTCTGTGCTTACGCGCGCGCGTATAGATCGTCACCTGCCGTCACCTGGAAAATATTTGGCTTTCTAGAGCCAAATATTTTTCGGCCCAAAAAGTGCTCATTTGCGGGCGCTCGGAGGCCGATATGAGCACCTGCGCCGGCAAGCACCGCTACGCCTCAAAAGCCCAGGCCAAGCGCGCCATGCGCCGCATGCAGTCCACCGGCGGCGGCGGCGGCTCGGGCGCCAACGTCTACCGCTGCCCGCTGTGCGACGGCTGGCACTGGGGGCACCGGCGCGGCGGCAGCTGGAAGGCGCGTCGATGAGAGCGCGCTGGTCCACACCAAGGGCCACTGGGGCGCGCCCTGCGCCCGGCGCGCCCACCGTGACCGTCCGACTGTGGGTGGAGGGGCGCGAGCAGCTGCTGCGCTTCTCGATCAAGGACGCCGAGGCGCTTGGACGGCGTCTGCTGGCATGCGCCGAGCAGGCGCGCGATTGCGCTCGGGATCGCGAGCGGGGGTGCTCTGCATGAGCGAGCACGACGAGCGGGTGGCGGTCGTGGCGCGCGTGATGAGCGAGTGCTGGAACGAGCGTGTGGGTCAGGTGCTCTCGGGCCCGATGCGCGCGGTGTGGGAGCGCCTGAGCGCCCGGACGAGCGAAGAGATCCACCTCGACGACGCGCGCGCCGTCATCGCTGCGCTCAACGAGCACGACCGCGAGAGCGCGCAGGCCGAGCTCGAGCTGCTGCGCGCTGAAAAAGCCGCGCACCAAGCGCGCGGCGGCAGATGCGCAGGGGAAGAGCGCACCGATGTCTGAGCGCCGCCGCGAGCAGCTGCAGCACATCGCGCGTGCCGCCGAACAGGACGCCTACCGGCGCGGCTTCGAGCGTGCCCTGGCAAAGGCGCCAGGCAGACCGCCGCAGCTCCCCCACGCCGCGCTGGAGCACCTGCGCTGGCTCCTGAAGGAGCGCCGCGGCGAACCGATCCTGGTGCTCGCCGAGCGATGCTCGCTCTGCCGCGAGATCACGGCGTGGCTCAGCGCGCTTGCCGAGCACCAGGGGGGCGAGGATGCCTGAGCGCTGCGGATCCTGCGGCGCGCCGATCGTGTGGGCGCACAACGTCTACGGCAAACGCGAGCCGATCGACGCGGCGCCGGTGGCCGGCGGCAACATCGTGCTCGTCGGCCTGGGCGAGCCGCCGCGCGCCGAGCACGTCAAGCCCGGCGTCGGCACGCACGTCTCGCACTTCGCGACTTGCCCGGACGCACGCAAGTGGAGGCGGCGGCAATGAGGCGCGGCCACGACCGCGAGCGCGATGTCGAGGCGCTGCTGTGCGGCTGGGGCTGGCTGGCCGAGCGCAAACCGGCATCCAAGGGAGTCGCCGACGTCACCGCGATCGGCGGTGAGTTCGCCCGCTGGGAGGGCGGCCATCCGTCCCCGCTGCAGTGGTCGCTGCCGATCATCCTGCTGGTCGAGGTCAAGAGCACGGCCGGCGGGCCCTACGAGCGCTTCGGGCCGGCCGAACGCGAGGAGCTGCGGGTCGCTGCGGCGCTGCATTCCTGTCAGTGCGTGCTCGCCTGGTGGCCGCCGAGCCCGGGCAAGGCCAAGGACGCCGCGCTGCGGTGGATCTTTGAGGAGCAATGGCCGTGAGCGAGCACGAGCACGACCAGGACGGCTTGAGGAGGTGCTGAAAGATGGATGAGCGCCTACGGATCGTGGCACGGGCGCTCGCTATTCACCCGTGGGGCAACGAACGGCGCATTGCCGCCGAAGCCATCTTGACCGCTCTAGACGAGCACGACCGGATACCCAAGCTCGTGCAAGGCGAGGCCAAGAAGGTCGAAGGCGAATTCGCTGCCAGCGAACGAGCAGAGCGCGCCGAGGCCAAGCTCCGCGAAGAGGAAGACTTCCGCGTCTCACGAGAAACCGAGTGGAGAGCCAACCTAGAGCGGGCAGAAGCCGAGCGCGGGGAGGAGATAGACCGACATCTCGTCAGAGAGCGGGAGTTGGAGGCCAAGCTCCAAGCAACTGAGCTACGCGAGCGAGAGTTGGAGGAACGGGCCGACGAACTGGAGTCGGACCTCAAAGCCTCTCGCCGGGTGGTCGAATTCTGGAAGGCCCAGGCCGCCACGCTCTTGAAGCGCAACCAGACACTCCAAAAACGGGCTGACGAGGCCGAAGAACAGCTTGAGGGTCTTCGGGCCGAGGACGAGCTAGACGCGGCAAAGAAACGAGTGGACGAGGTATATGCAGAACTCGACAAAGTTGAGGCCGAGAACACCCGCCTCCGAGCCGATTACGACGTCCAAGCCGCCCTTGCCGCCGAACAGCGCCAACACACAGAGGACAACTACGACAAGCTCTGCGAGGAAATCCAGCGAGCCGACAAGCTGGAGGCCGACCACAAAGCCGCTGAGGAACGCCTGAACGAAATGGAGGGCATGTACACCGCCATGGTGGCGAAGACGCGGCGCGTCGAGGATGACCTTCAATCAGCGCTGCGACGTAACGAGTCCCTGAAAGCTCGCATAGCCGACTACGAGCAGCAGATTCGTGAATTGTCTGAGCCAAGCGACGTGGAAGTTTGGCTGGAGAAGCGCGGGAGGGACCTCTCGAAGCATCTGGGCAAAGCGCATGGCCGGATTACAACCCTCCGCTCCGCCCTCTCCACCGCCGCCGACGACCTGCAACTCGCCCATCTTCGGTTCTCCGAACTCCACAAGCCCGGAGACGCAGCCTCCTTCGCCGAGAAGGCCCAACGCGCCCGCGCCGCCGTGCAAGGAGGCGACGATGCCTGAGTTCATCTATCGCGCCTGTTGGCGATGGTGCAAGGAAGGAGTGCCCTTCGGGAAGCTCCACTATAGGTTCAGGACCACCGAGAAAGCCGCCATGCTCGCGGCCGAGCTGGCCGAAGACGAATGCAACGAGCCGGGGTCGATGTGGAGCGTCAAAGCCTGGGCTGAGCGTGCCAATGAGCGCACCGGCCCCTGGGAGCCCGTAGACCGCGCCGCCGTGGAGGACAACGATGGCTGAATGGCAACCCGTGAACGCGGAGTGGCTTGCGCGTATGGAGGCCGAGAACGCCCGGCTGCGAGGAGCCGCCGAATACTCGCTCGACAAGATTGAATCGGGCTGCCCCGACGATGCCGAAGAATCCCTGCGCGCCGCCCTCTACGACCAAGGAGGCGAGGATGCCTGAAGAACCTCTCGTGCGGAAGGGCGAATACCGTTACAGCAACACAACGAAGGTTCTTCACGGCACGTATGGCGGTTATACGAACCACAAATGCCGTTGCGCGGCGTGCAAGGAGGCCAATCGCGTCGCGAAGGCCGCGTACGTGGCTGCCCACCCCGAGCAGCGCGAGAAGAAACGACTTCGAGAGCAGGAACGCCGCGCCGCCGTAAGGGGGGACGATGCCTGAGCCGCTCGAGCCCACGCTGACCGCCTATGACCTGCCGGTGCTGCGAGCGCTGCCCCGGCGCCACACGCCCGGCGGCAGCGCACGGCGCCCGCGGCGCTGGCAGCGCACGGCCAAGGGCGATGGGGCGCTGTTGTGACCGGGCGGCTGCTCACCGCGCGCCAGGTCGCTGGGCAGCTCGGCGTCTCGCCGGCGACTGTGCTGCGCTGGGTGCGTCAGGGCGATCTGGCGGCGATCCGGCTGCCCTCGGGCGCGCTGCGCTTTCCCGAGACGGCGCTGGACGATTGGCTGGCTGCGCGTGCGACGCCGGGACGAGGAGCGCCAAGCACCACGCCCGGCGCCGCCAATGGGACGCTAACGTCTCTGGTGCCAAGCACCACTGACGACGAGGAGTGAGCCTATGCCTGCCCAGACCAAGGGGAGCATCTATCAGACGCCGACCGGCTACGGGATCCGCTGGCCCGAGGAGGGCAAACGCCCAAAGCGATCCGGCTTTCGGACCAAGACCGAGGCCCAGCGCTGGTTCGACGACCACGTCGCGCCGCGGCTGCGCCGCGGCGGCCCGTCGGCCGAGATCACCTTCGAGGCATTCTGCGTCGAGTATCTGGCGCGCTGGGAGGAGGAAGTCGCACCCAAGACGCGGGTGACGCTGCGCGACTGGTTGGCGCCAGCGCGCAAGCGATTCGGCACCTGGAAGCTCTCCGAACTGGAGGGCGCCACCGACGAGATCTCGCGCTGGCACGCAAAACAGCCGACCGAGTCAACGCGCCACGCCCGCACACGCGCGCTGCGCCAGGTGCTGGCGGCTGCGCGGCGCTGGGGCTACATCTCGACCAACCCCGCGGTGGACTTCGGGCGCAACCACGAGCCGCGCCGCGGCGAGGTCTTCCCGTTCGCCCGTGCCGAGCTCGACGCGCTGGCCACCGAGCTCGGCTCGTGGGGGCCGCTGGTGGTCTTCGTCGCCGAGACGGGGCTGCGCACCAACGAGTGGATCGCGCTCGAGCGTCGCGACATCGACCGGCTCAACCCTGCGGTGGCGGTGCAGCGGCGCGTGAGCGGCGGCCGGCTGACGCCCTACCCCAAGACCGAGCGCTCGCGCCGGCGCGTGCCGCTCACGCCGCGCGCGACCGACGCGCTCGCCCAGCTGCCCGCGCGCCTGGACTCGCAGCTGCTGTTTCCTGCTGCGAAGGGCGGCTGGATCGATCTGGACAACTGGCGTGACCGCGAGTGGTATCCGGCGCTCGAGGCGGCCGGGATCGCCAAGCGCGGCCCCTACCAGCTGCGCCACACCTTCGCCACCGAAGCGCTCGCCGCTGGCGTGTCGATCTTCGAGCTGAGCCGCCTGATGGGCGCCTCAGTCGAGACGATCGACAAGCACTACGGCAGCCTCGCGCACGACGGCGAGGAGCATCTGCGTCGCAAGCTGTCAGATCGTTCTGGCCCGGTTCTGGCCCCCCGCTCTGAGGGCGAGTCCGAGTGACCTTCAAAAGCCCGGCATTAGCAGGGCTTTCGAGAGCGGATGAAGGGACTCGAACCCTCGACCTTCTGCATGGCAAGCATCGAGAGGGGGTTTTCGATGCTTGTTGTCTCGTGTCGAACCCGTGCGAGATTGTACACGCTTGCAGGGATTTTGTGGGGCTCGGGCGCATTGGCGAGCCAAGCGCCTCAGACCAAGATCTGAATCGTTCTGGCCTTTTTCTGGCCCCGGCACCAGCGCGCCGGCACGCGCCTTAACGACGCGCGCCCGGCTGCCGGGCCGGGCGCGAGAGAGGACACCGCAGATGTCCGCAGTCAGAGTAGGACGACAGGAGAGCAGCGCCGCCGCGTACGTGTCTCACGCCGAGCACTTCGGCGTCGAGCTCGTGTTCGAGACCGCTGCCGGGCTGGGGCGGGGCGCGCCCGAGCTGCCCGTCGAGCAGCTCGCCGAGCTGGCGCGCCGCCTGAAGGCGATCGATCCCAAGTTCAACCCGGCGCACCCGACGCCGATCGACTCGCAAGCAACCTGGCCCCAGGATGCCTACCTGCAGCGCGTCGGTGCCGCCCTCGCCGTGCGGGCTCCGGCCCCTGCGCGCGCGGGGCGCTGCTGCGAGTGGTGCGGCAAAGTGTTCTATGGGCGGACCAACCGGCGTACGTGCTCAGCAGCACACCGCTCGGCGCTCTCGCGCGCCGGTGGCGTAGGGGCGTTCTCAGAGCCCAATGCCACACTTGTGGCGTGAAATGGCCTATCTAGCGTCTCCCTCACGAACCGCGACACTTACGCCGCATGGGAAAGCCATTTTTGGGCCCCATTTTTTGGGGGGTCTGGACATTTCGAGAAGTTGCTCCGATAGGGTTGTGCGCGTGCCGCTCAAAAGTCGCATGCGGACTTGGCCGCACGGAGGAGGAGGCGGGCCTGCGCATGCTGGGTGCGCTTCCTCCTCTTTTCTGCCCCGGCGAAGGTGAGGCGGCGCGATGAACTTCCTGCCACTCGCGCACCTCGAGGACTACCAGCGCGGCGACCTGCGCGCCCTGGAGGGCCTGTTCTCCGAGCACGACCCGCGCGGGCTGGAGCAGATGATCGCCGAGGACCACTACGTCGAGGTGGTGGTCGAGCGGGCGAGCGATCCCTGGGAGAACGGCTCTCAGGAGATCCGCTTCGATCGCTACACGGCCACCGTGCTGGACATGCCCGACGGCAAGCGCGTGTGCCAGGGCGATACGGTGCGCTTCTACCAGGAGGGCGAGGGCCTGCTCGGCGGCCGTCGGCACGGCTTCGCGGTCAACGGCGAGGTGATCGAATGGCAGACGCCGTGGGAACGCTTCGCCAAGCGAATGGCGATGCTCGCCGGCTTCGATCGCCGCCGCCGCGAGGAGTTCAAGCGCGGCAAGACCGACATCGACCGCTGGTATGCGCTGCTGCGCGGACCCTACAAGGCGCGCATCGACCGGCTGCGCGCCGCAGCGCCCGACTTCGATCTGCAGGGCGGGACCTACGAGATCTACCCGGTCCTCATGGCTCAGCGCATCGAACACTACGTCCGCCACCAGGGCTCCTCCGAGGCCCCCCTTGGGCCACACGAGCTGATCGAGTCCTTCCGCGCGCTGGCGCATGAGGACCAGGCGGAAGTCATCCACGGCGGCGAGCCGGACACCTACGGGATCAGCGGCTACCAGTTCGACTGCGCGTGTGCGATGGCGGCGCACGTGCTCGCCGGGCGGGAGATCTGAGCGCCCCCATGCGCTACTTCCGAGAGCAGGGCGTCTTCAGCCGCCTGCGCCACAAGAGCGGCGTCGAGGGCCTGGTGGTCGAGTACCGCGAAAAAATCGTGCCCGGCGGCAAGTGGGAGGGCAGAGCCCTGCTCGCCGGCGAGCGGGGCGTCGAGATCGAGGTCACGATCTCGCCCGACGACCCTCGGCACGCGCTGGTCACCGGCCCGCTGGAGGACTTTGGCCTGGTGGGCGAGGACGCGCTCCGATGAGGAGCGACGCCCACGAAATCGAGATGACGCGGGCGGCGGTGAAGCTGCACGGCAGCTACGTCAGGGTCCAGCTGGGCGACGAGCTGGAGGGCCTGCTGAAGGACTATGAGGGGGCCGTGCTCGACGGCTATGTCCTGCGCGAGATCTGCAGCTACGGCGGGCCGGTGGTGCTCACGCTGGAGGACCCGTGGCGCATGCACGAAGTGGACGTGGAGGCGGCGGCGGTGGTGGCGATCGAGGCGTCCAAGCCCATCCGCCGATGATCGAGGAGCGCACAGCCGTCAACTGGCGCGAGCAGCAGGCCCGCGTCGTTCGCCTGCTCGACGACGCAGCGCCCCTCGTGCCGCGCACGCTCGCCCAGCTGCATGAGGATTGGGAATCCGAGCGGCTAGATCCGCCCGGCGCGGCGGGAGTGGTCTGCCCGATGACCTGGCCGGGCTAGCTCCGCTGCGACGCCCCAGCATTCGGTCGGGTAGGCGTAGGGGTCCAGCCCGAGCCGCTGCACGCCAGCGGCAGTGATGTCGATCGATCTCCCAGTCCATTCCGCAGGCCCAACGTCGCATTGCATCAGCCGCGTACGGTGCCAGCGCCCATAGGCGAACACCCGCACGAGGAACCAGCGGTCCAGCGTCGAATCATCTCGCAGCGCAATGCACGGGCGATCGACCGAGCCGCCGTCGGCCGTGAGCCCCACGGAGCCGCCCTCGCCGAACGTCGAGGTGCGCCCTTCGATCCTGTAGCCCGTGAGCCGGTGGCGCGGTCGGTGGTGGTGATGCGGGTGGTGCGGACCGGCCAGAAGCAGCGCGAGCGCGCTGAAGAGCAGCGGCAGGATCGCGGCACCCTAACGACGGCCCGGGACGGACCGTAAGCACCCCGCCTCCATTCCCTCGGGGTTCTGTCTGACATAATGGGGCCGTGAGGCTCCGGTGGGCGCGGTCGGCGACACGACACCGGATCAGCCGCCCTCGCTCGCGCTATGTCATCGAGAACGCCACTACGATCATCCGTCAGCCCGCACCGGCGGGCTCGGCGCTGCGCGATCAGCGGATCGTGTTCCTCGGCGTCGATCAGCGAGGTGAGCTGCTCGAGGTCATGGCCGTCGAGACGGACGCTGGCCTGCTCGTCATCCACGCGATGCGGCTGCGCGCCAAGTATCGACGCTATCTCCGGTAGACCATGACCCCCCGCAAGACGCCCATCTCGAAGTCCGGCACGCCCGTCACCGACGAGCTGGCCGAGCGGTTGGCCGACGAGGCGGAGCGTGGTTATGACCTGCGCCGCGGCAAGCGTATCGGGCGCCGCTCGCTCTCAGGGCGCGGGGTGTCGCCGCGGCTGAACATCCGCACCACGCCGGCGCTGGCCGAGCGAGTACGCCTGCGTGCACAGCGCGAAGGCAAGTCCGTCAGCGACCTCGCTCGCGAGGCCCTGGAGCGGTACGTCGGATGACCTGCGAGGACGAGCCGATTCGCTGACCGCGCCGCTACGCTTGTGCTGCTTCGCTGGCGCCCGACGACCGGCCGTCGTGCAGGGGCCTCTCGGCGCGAGCACTACCTCGCTGCGGCCCGCTCTCGCAGGTGTATGGGGGCGGGCCGTGGTTTGCTCTGGCGGCGTGGTCCCGCCCGCCGATCCGCAATTCGTGCTGCTGCTGCACGCCGATCTCGTGCTGGGTGCTGGTGGTGCTCACGCTCTCTGCGATTGCGCTGCGGGCTCGCTAGTGTGCGTGCCTCCTCCCCGTGGGTGCCGGCATCTCCCTCTCGCCGGCTCTCACTCCCATGCTGGCGTCCCGTCCCCGTGCCCCTGCGGGGGCGGGCCGTCTGCGCGGGGCCCGGGTTTTGTCTGACATAATGGGGAGCATGTCGTCGGTAGCGCCATCTCCGCCATCTGCTGGTGGGCGTCCGCCAGTGGCGGGGGCACGCATGCGCAGGACGCTTGATCTCTGGGTCGAGCGGGGGTTCACCGTGCTCGAGCGCGCGCTCAGCGCCCTGGCGGCTGCGTCCAACGATCTGGCGGCCGTGATCGTGCGCGCGCACCTCTCTGCGCTCCGCTCTGCCGTGCCTGATGACGAGCCCCTCACAGAGCAGGATCTGGCAGATCTCGAGGCGGCCAGACGCGAGTACGAGCGCGGCGAAACGACGCCGCTGGCCGAGGTCCTCGCGGAGCCGGGCGCTGCCGAGTGAGTCGCCCAACTGGTCCGTTGAGATGTCCTCGGCGGCGCGCAAGGCCCTGCGCAAGCTCCCACGAACCGAGCGCGAACGGATTGGCGTCGCGCTCGGGCGTTTACCCGGCGGCGATGTGAGACCGCTCCGGAACAGACCGGAGTTCCGCCTGCGGGTCGGCGGCTGGCGGGTGCTGTTCGAGATCGACGATCGTCAGCGCAGAATCATCGTGGCGAATATCGGGTCCCGTGACGACGTCTACAAGTGATCAACCGATTGGCAGACGGTCACTCTCGGGTCGCGGGTCGTCGCCGCGGCTCAACATCCGCACCACGCCGGCGCTGGCCGAGCGGCTGCGGGCGCGCGCCGAGCGCGAGGGCAAGTCTGTCAGCGACCTCGTGCGCGAGGCCCTGGAGCAGTACGTCGAGCACGGGCGTACGCCGGCCGCGTAGAGCTCGCTGCGCGCAGCGTGTAGGCGACGCCCTAGGCTGTACGCATGGAGACATCGGACACCACACCGCAGGACTCAGCAGAGCAGCCCGTAGACCCAGCGCAGCCGCAGAGCGAGCCCGTCGAGCCCGGAGAGCAGGGCGAGCCCCAGGAGCCAGTACGTGCGCGCTCGGTACAGGCTGGACCTCGAACTCGAGCAGGCGGTCGGTCTCCTGGCGCTTGGCCGCGTCAACCTCTGTCCGTTCACGTGGCCGGGATGAGAGACGACCCCAGCCCAGACCCGGCCGACCAGCTCGCCGCGTTGCGCGCGTCGATCGATCAGATGACGGCGGTCGCGCCTGAGCTCGTACGTGCCGCGCGTGGCTGGTTTGACGCCTTCCAGGGTCAGGGCTTCTCAGAGCGCCAGGCGCTCTACCTCACCGCCACGCAGATGCTGCAGAGCCCGGGCGTTGCGCCACCCTGATCGGGATGCCCTGGGCGCCGCGTCGACCCTGTCCAGCACCGGGCTGTCGCCGGCGGCTGGGCCCTGGCGAGCGCTGCCCTGAGCACACCGCACCGCGCGAGCCGTTCGCCACCAGCACCTACCGCAGCCGCAGAGCGATCCCCGAGAAGCTGCGCCGGCAGATCCTGCAGCGCGACGAGTTCCGCTGCGTCGTGTGCGGTGCCCCCGCCAACGTCGTCGATCACATCATCCCCCGCGCCGAAGGCGGCAGCGACGACCCCGACCAGCTGCAGTCGCTGTGCACCTATCACTCGCGTCGCAAGACCGGTGCCGAGGGCGCGCGCGCAGCTCGCCGTGCACGCGAGGGCGATCGTCCCGCCCCGCACATCGCGATCACCGGCTACGCCGCCTCGGGCAAGAGCGAGCTGGCCAAGCGGCTGTCGGCCGCGACCGGCATCCCCACGATGCACATCGACGACCTGGAGGGCAACTGGCGGCTGCTGGGCTATCACGCACACCGGCACGCCGGGCCGCTGATCGTCGAGTCGATCGCGCTGCCCGCCTGGCCGCTGGCACTGCTGATCTACTGCCGCTGCGATGAGTCCCTGCGTCAACGCCGCCTGCGACAGCGCCCGGGCTTCTACCACCGCGACACCCCCGAGCGCTACGACCACTCAGCGCGCGCTGATCTGGTGGTTGACACCACCCGCCGCGTGGACCTGCGCCCGGTGCTGCGCCGCATCGACGCGGCGCTGTCCGCCTTGCTCGCTGCGCGATAAGCCCCCGTCACCCCTGGTCGATAGTCCCCGTTCACTCCCCGCTGTAGCCCCGGGGTTCATGCCCGGGCGAGCCCCCCGGTCTTATGCCCCCTTGCCCCGGGGTGCATCCCCCGCCCACTCCCACGCCCGCCCACCCTGGGCACGCCACGCGAACGAGCGTGAGCAGAGCAAGCGCAGCGCGCGAGCGTCGCAGCAGTGATCGAGTGAGTGAGCGAAGCGAGCGAGCAGCGAGAGTCAGCGCGACGCAAAAATGGTGACAGGCGTGTGAGAGAGAGCGCGCGCGAGTCAAGCGCGTGAGTTCAAGCGGCGTTGTTGTGCGCACGAGTTGCGCAACATCGACGCGAACGAGTCAAGCGAGAAGATCTGAAAGCGACGAACAACTCAGCGACGACAGCTTGGCAGCGAGCCAAGCGCGCGCGACCATCGAGCTCGTGCGCGACGATGGACAGCGCGCCGCGCTGCGAGCGCGCGCGAAGCGCGACGAACAGCCGCGGTTGAAAGCCGCGCAAGCCGCGGCCAAGCGTGCCATGGCTGCCAGGCATCCGTCCGCCCGCGCCGCCCGCGTGGCACGCGCTGTGACGTGTGCGCAAGCGCGCGCGATCTTCGGCGAGCTCGACGGACAGTCTCGTGATCGTGCGCGGCGGCGATCGAGTGGGGGTGTCCGCCTGCCCGCTCGCCCGCCGCTGCGGTCGCCATGCGTTGCTCATCGTCGCGACCGATCGCCGCCGCGTCGCCGACGCGCGCCGACTCGGCTCGCTCGCCGCGGCGGCGGGGAAGGGGCGTCGCAATCGCGCGGCGCATTGGCGTCGGTGGCCGCACGCCCGGGTCCGAGATAGCCGCGGCCGAGTTTTGCGTCAAGATTGTGGGGATGGGTTCACGCGGCCCAGCTCCCAAGCCGACCCGCCTGAAGGTGCTGCAGGGCGAGAAACGCCCGTCGCGGCTGCGAAACGAGCCCCAGCCCGACGAGCGCCCGCCGCAGGCGCCCGAGTGGTTGACGCCGGAGGCGCGCAAGGTGTGGGACCGTGTCGTGGCAGAGCTCGCTGGCATGCAGCTCGCGTTCGCCGCCGACGCCGACACGATCGCCGCCTTCTGCTCGAGCGTGGCGCTGCTCGCGCGCGCCGAGCGCACGCTGGTGGAGGACGGCTACCTGCACGACGACGCCAACGGCAACTCGCGCCGCAGCCCGTGGGTGCTGATCCGCCGCGACGCGCTGGCGGGGATCGCGCGCTTTGGGCTGGCGCTGGGGCTCTCGCCGGCGGCGCGCGCGCGGCTGGGCACGCCGGAGGCCCTGGACGAACCGGGTGCCGCGGCGGCAGCTCGCTTGCTGAGCTGACGGTGCGCGCGGTACACTCAGGCGAGAGAGCCGGGAGAGCGAATCCCGGCCCTCTCTTGCCTCAGCGGCGAGTGGCGATGGCTAAGGTCGCCACGTACGTCGCCAAGGCGAGCAGCAGGTCTCTCACGAGACCTCCTTTCGGCGGTGACCGGGTGGCCCTTTCCACCCGGTCTCCTGCGGGGATCAGCCGCAGAAGCTGTGCCGAACGGTCGCCCGTGCTCGCCTGGGATTCCGCCACGGGCGGGCCCTGAATGGCCGCGCATCGCTGCGACCGCTGCGATCAGGTCGGCGAGCACGTCTGCAAGCCGCGTGCACAGCGCGTGGTGGACGTGTTCGGCGACCTGCTGGTGCACACCAAGGGGCGCTGGGCGCGCACGCCGTTTGAGCTTCGCCCATGGCAGCGCAAGGACATCGTCGTGCCGCTGTTCGGCACGGTCGAATGGTCGAGCGAGTGGAAATGCTGGGTGCGCCGCTACCGGCTGGCGTGGCTGGAGATGGGCGGCAAGAACGGCAAGTCGGAGCTGTGCGCCGGCTTTGCGCTGGTGCTGGCCTTCGCCGACGACGAGGAGGGCGCGGAGGTCTACGGCGCGGCGTGTGACAAGGATCAGGCGCGCAAGGTCTTCGACGTTGCCGAGCGGATGGTCGAGCTCTCGCCCGCGCTCTCCAAACGGCTGAAGATCTACAAGCAGGCCAAGCGGATCTATGACCCGCGCACGGGCAGCTACTACGAGATCATCGCGGCCGACGCCCCGGGGAACTTCGGGCACAACCCCCACGGCGTGGTCGTCGATGAGGTGCTCACCCAGCCCTCGCGCGAGCTGTGGGACACGCTGGAGAGCTCGATGTCAACGCGCGTCAAACCGCTGATGATCGGCGCGACCACGCCGGGCGACGACCCGCTGGGGCTGTGCACCCAAGAGCACGACCACACCGAACGGGTGCTGCGCCAGCCCCACCTGGATCGGCATCGGTTCGGCTACATCCGCAACACCCCCAAGGAGGCCGACTGGAGCGATCCGAAGGTCTGGAAGCTCGCCAACCCGGCGCTGGGCGCCTTCAAGAGCCGCACGGCGCTGCGTGTCGCCTACCGCAAGGCCCGCAACAACCCGGCGGCGGTCAAGCGCTTTCGCCAGTACGACCTGGCGACTTGGGGGATCGCGGCGGTCACGCGCTGGATGGACCTGGCGGTGTGGGACGCCACCGCGGGCCTGGTCTCAGACGAGGACATGGTCGGGCGCGCCTACGGCGGCCTGGACCTCGCCTCCACGACGGACCTGACGGCGTGGAAAGTGACGGTCGGCTCTGAGCCTGACGAGCAGGGCGAACGGACGTTCTTCTCGCGCTGGAGATTCTGGGCGCCGCAGGCGCGCCAGCCAGAGCTCGACGAGCGCACCGGCGGGCAGGCGAGCGTGTGGGCGCGACAGGGCTTTTTGACCTTCACGCCGGGCGACGTGATCGACTACCAGGCGATCCTCGCCGGCGTCGATGAGGACGCGCAGCTCTACGACATCCAGGAGGTCGGGTATGACCGCTGGGGGATGACCCAGCTCTCCCAGATCCTGATGGACGCCGGCCTCGAGGTCGTGCCGATCGGTCAGGGCTTCGCGAGCATGTCAGCCCCGACGAAGGCGTGGGAGGGCCTGATCCGAAGCGGGCGGTATCGTCACGGCGGCAACCCCGTGATGCGCTGGATGATCGACAATGTCAGGGTGCGCACCGACCCGGCGGGCAACGTCAAGATCGACAAGGGCCGCTCAGCGGACAAGGTGGACGGGTGCGTCGCCGCGGTGATGGCGCTGGACCGGGCGCTGCGGGCCGGGCCGGAGATCCGCTCGGTGTACGAGAGCCGGGGGCTGGCGACGGCATGACCGTCCAGGAGCTGATCGCCAAGCTCGAGGCGCTCCCGCGCGAGGCGCGGGTGGCCGTTTGTGATCTCGGCGAGGAACAGATCCGCGCCGCCACGGGAACCGTGGAGGTCGTCCACTGGCAGTACGCCGGCGCCTGGGAGGACATCGTGGTCATCGACGGCGAGCTGGGACTCCCGGCGTACTCATGATCGGCGGCTGGCGATCCCTGCGGCGCTCTTCGGTGATCGTCAACCTCGACACGGGCAAGTCGTTCGAGGGCGTGCTGTTCAGGACGGACGGGCCGCTGCTGGTACTGCGCCACGTGCGACTGCTGCAGCGCGGCTCAGACACCGTCGCGATCGACGGCGAGGTCGTGCTCGACCGCGCACGCGTGGAATTCGTGCAGGTGATCCCGGCAGGCGGCTTCGCAACTGAAGGGATGGCGACAGAGTGACCGTGATCTACTCGGGCGGGTCGCTGGCCGCGCTCGGCGGCGGCGAACCGCCGCGCAACCTGAGCTCCTGGGCGCCGCGCACGTGGCAGGACCTGATGGCCGACTACGGCGCCATCTGGCGCACCCAGCCGCAGCTGCGCAAGGTGGTCGGTTTTCTGGCGCGCAACATCGCCCAGCTGAACCTCACGCTGTACAAGCGCATATCCGAGACTGACCGCGAGCGCGAGGACGAGCACGAGCTCGCCCACGCAATCCGCCACCCGCTGGGCTGGTCGGCGGATAAGAAGCTATCCAAGACACTGTTCTTGGAAACGCTCGTCTCCGATCGGTGCATCTATGACAACGCCTTCTGGCGCAAGGTGTGGCTGCGGGGTGGCGGCCTGGTGCTGGTACCGCTGCCGCCGGTCATGATCGAACCGCTGGGTGAGGACTGGCTCTCACCCGAGGGCTATCACCTGCACGGCTCAGATGGCGGCGAGAACGTGCCGGCGCGCGAGGTGGTGCACTTCCGGGGTTACAACGCAGGCGATCGTCGCACCGGCCTCTCACCTATAGAGAGTCTGCGCCAGATCCTCATCGAGGACATGCTCTCCGATGAATACCGCGAGCAGCTGTGGGAACGCGGCGCGCGTATCTCGGGGGTGATCGAGCGACCCAAGGAGGCGCCCGAGTGGTCTGAGCACGCCCGCCAGCGCTTCAGCAAGGAGTTCCGCGCACTATGGGCGGGCTCAGGGCCGGATGCGGGCGGCGCACCGGTGTTGGAGGACGGCATGACGTGGAAGAACGCCAACTTCAGCCCCCGAGACGCGCTCTGGCTGGAGGCCAAGAAGCTCACGCGCGAGGAGGTGGCGGCCGCCTATCACGTGCCCCAGCCGGTTGTCGGGATCCTGGACCGCGCTACCTTCTCAAACGTGCGCGAGCTGCACCGCAGCGTCTACCAGGACACTCTGCCGCCCTGGTGTGTGGGGATCGAGGAGGACATCGAGCAGCAGCTGATTCCCGACTGGCGCGAGCTGAGGGCCTCCAACGCATACGTCGAGTTCAACCTGCTCGAGAAGCTGAAGGGATCGTTCGAGGAGCAGGCGCGCGCCATGCAGACAGCCACCGGCGCACCGTGGCTGACGCGCAACGAGGCGCGCGCGATCCAGAATCGACCGCGTATCGATGATCCCTCCTGCGATCAGCTGATCGTGCCGCTCAACGTGCTAATCGGCGGGCAGGCCTCTCCGACCGACACGGCGCCGCCACTGGGCGTCCAGCAGGCCGTCGCGCGCTTCCTCGAGCGTTGCGCGCGCGCAACGCTCGGGCGCTGGCACGAGGTCCGGGAGGGCACGCGCGAGATCGCCACCGTGTGGCAACCGGAGCGCTGGGCGCGCGAGCTGCTC